GATGGCAACCGGCCGGTTGAACTGTAACTTCGCGCCGATGAAAGCTCATGAAAATATTCTGATTTTTTCGAAGAGCGCTGCGTGCTACGTGAAAGACCAGTCCAGAGCTATGGTGTATCATCCGCAGATGACTACGGGCAAACCATATAAAGCTATTTCTGGTCGTCCTAGTACAAACTACGACATGAAGTGGAGCAGAGAGAAGCTGACGATTAACAACGGAACGCGGTATCCCAGAGATATTCAAAAGTTTAATCATGATAAAGAAAAGTTCCATCCTACGCAGAAGCCCGTTGCGCTGCTGGAATACCTCATTCGTACATACACAGACGAGGATGCTGTCGTCCTCGATAACTGCATGGGGTCTGGCAGCACCGGAGTAGCCTGTATAAATACAGACCGTAAGTTCATTGGGATGGAACTAGACAGAAGATATTTTGACATAGCGAGTGAGCGCATCGAAAATGCTGCCCATGAAACAAAACACTGAAAGGAGCTGGTGACGTTGCCACGCAAAACTCAATACAACAAGATCACCAGCCCCGAGATTTTGGAGCAGGTGTGCAAAGAAAATAAAGAAATCAAGCGAGATTTCCTTACATACTTAAAGTCCACGCAACACAGCACGAGCACGATTGCGGCTTATGAGAACGACATCGACATCTGGTGCGCCTGGAATTTGAAAGAGAATAGGAACAAACCGTTTGTGGATATGACGAAACGGAATTTGATCGCTTTCCAGAATTGGCTCATCTATGACAACGGCAACTCCCCCGCTCGTGTCAAGCGCATCAAATCTACCCTATCTTCTATGAGCGCTTACATCGAGGATATCCTCGACGATGAGTATCCCGGCTTCCGCAACATCATCGGCAAGGTCAAATCCCCTACTGGCCGTTTGGTAAGAGAGAAGACAGTCTTTAATGAGGAAGACCTTGATGGACTTCTTGCCACCCTTACTGAAAAAGGCCAGTACATGCAAGCTTGTGCGCTTGCTTTGGCGATGTTCGGCGGGCGGCGTAAGAGTGAGCTACCGCGCTTCAAGCTCGACTGGTTCACCGACGAGAACGTCATTTACGGGTCACTCTACAAGACTCCGGAGAAGGTTAGAACCAAGGGTGCTGGCGAGGGCAAGTATATCTATTGTTACACTCTAAAACATAAGTTCGATCCGTATCTAAAACGGTTCGTCGAGTGGCGGGAGTCCAAAGGTGTCGAAAGCGAATGGCTGCTCTTTGACCAGAACAATCCGGCAGAGCAGTTGCCGGTGTCTACATTGAACAGCTGGGCGAAGACGTTCTCAGCTATGCTGAATGCAGATTTTTACTGGCACAGCATTCGCCACTACCACACTACATATCTAGCCCAGTCCGGTCTGCCGGATCCCGTAATTCAGAATTTGATTGGCTGGGCATCGTCCGACCTCGTCCGTTTGTACGATGATACGTCACAGGACGAGGCCATTGGAAAATATTTTGACGAAAACGGCATCAAGGCCGACGCCGAGCAGAAAGGCTTGGCAGATTTGTAACGCAACAAAGGAATCGCAAGAAAGGATGATTGATTATGACAAAGAAAGATTTTAGAGATTTGGTTTTGGACTCTGCCCGCGAGATCACCGGGATCAACTATTTTAAGAAGGACGGCACTATGATGATCGATGCCGTCGTGCTGGCTCTGGAGAAAGCACTGGTCAGCGGCGAGGACGTCGAGCTGTTCGGCTTTGGTAAGTTCAAGGTGAGCGCTTCTAAGCCTCGTAAGGTCACCGGCATCGATGGTAAGACCTACGATATTCAGTCCCACAACGTTGTGACCTTCAAGCCTAGCTCCAGACTAAAGCGCGGTGTGGCGCAGGGTATCCTTCGCCCCGCCGAGTAATGAGGTGATTGTGTGCCGAGAAAATCGTTAAAACCGAGCGCCGGCGACGTTACCAAACAGTCATTTCAATGCATTGCATGTAAGAGCAATTTCACAAAACAGCGAAACAACTTCCCCGCATCTCAGAGTTCACTGTATGCGGGGAATAACTTTTACCTTCCGTGGTGTTGGCGCTGCATCGATGGCTTCTATAGACGTTACCGCGATGAGTGCGGGCTTTCCGAGGAGGAGACCATTAAGCGGCTGTGTAGTAAATTCGATATTTACTGGCAAAAGGAACTCTACCTGAAGATGCCGTCTGCTGTATCCACTACGCAGTCTAGGATGCGGACGTACATCGGCAAGACGTACCTCACCCAGTATGCAGGTAAGACTTACGACAATACAATTGCTGAAGAGGCGGCCGCGGCTCTTTTGTCTGTGAGCAAACAGGAGCCCGAGGAGACCCAAGAGCAAAAGCGAGAGGTACCAAGAAAACTCATCGACTTCTGGGGGCGCGATTTTGACCCCGATGATTATTTCGACCTTCAGGCGTCCTACGAAAGGCTGACTGCCGGTAAGGCGATTGACGACCCGGCAACTCAGATGCTCGTTAAGCAGGCGTGCCTATCGGAAATCGAAATTGCAGCTCTAAAGCGTGAGGGCAAGCCATACGAAAAGCAACAAGCTTCGCTCATCAACACGCTCGGCAGCTTGAACCTTAAGCCGAGCCAGATCAAAGAGGCCGAAAAGAACTCTGGTCTCGATAATTTGCCACTCGGCCTCGGCATCATGCGCTGGGAACAGACAAGGCCAATCCCGGATCCAGATCCGGATTGGCAGGATGTGGATAATATCCGTGGCAATATGCTGACGTGGTATACAGGCGCTTCACTAAAGATGATTGGCGTGAAGGACGCTCCATACGCAGAGCTATTTGATGAAGCAATCGGTAAGTATACAGTCCAGCGCCCTGATGAACTCGATGGTGAATCTGCGGTTATGCATTATCTAGTTGAAAGTGGTGATAAAAGTGCTGAAGGAAACTAGATATAAGGTCATAGAGCCAGACAATACAAGAACAAAAGAGCAGCGCGTACTTGACGGCATGGCGGCATGGACGGCCTTTTGGAGAGCAAATCCGCATAGATTTGTAAAGGATTATTTAGGTCTAAACTTGCATCGATTTCAGCAAGTAAATTTAACGATGATAGATGACAATATATATAGTGTGTATATTGCAAGCCGTGGTTAATTAAGGGCTTGGCGGATAGCAACCGCCCACCCGTATGTTTATGGGTATGTATGCCCTTGGCCTCGCCGTGTAGTGATATACGGATGTTAACTCGGCAAAATCGGCGGATCCTAAACTTAGCAGCATGGCAACGCCGAGGTAACCAGCCACCACTGGTACCGTAACGCATAGGAGTTGAGCGGTATGGAAGCGATAACACCCCCACGAGTGCCGAGCACCTTACGAGGTGAAAACATATGCTGACCTTATTCGAAAGAATAAGAAGCGCCGGATAAAAAGCCAGCGCGATAACAATTGCAGGGCAAAACATATCTATTATCAATTTACTGTTGCACAAGATGTATTCTCTACCCTGGCACAAAAATATGTATTGCTGCCGGTCAGCGCAGTCAGAGTATCAATATATTGGAGTATATACAAAACCAGTTCATGGTTAACTCAGACAACCTAGCAAATGAAATTGATCACATAACTGTAAACCAAAGCAAAGCTGAGTGTGTATTTAAGAACGGTTCATACATCAAAGTTGTTACCGCGGCTGATTCAGCCCGCGGCAACCGAGCCAATATTCTGGTAATTGATGAGTATCGGCTGGTATCTGAGGATATGGCCAACGATGTGCTACGAAAATTCTTATCGGATGAACGACACCCAATGTACAGAGACTTGCCGGAGTATGCAGATTTCAGTGAACCTAATAAGCACGTGTACTTATCTAGTGCGTGGTACAGGGATCACTGGTCATTCTCGAAAGTGTATGATTACTATGACCAGATGTTGCGAGGTGAAAAATATTTTGTGTGTGGGCTCCCGTATCAGCTCGCAATCAAGGACGGCTTATACAGGCCGGGCCAAGCTTTAGAGGAAATGAGGGAGTCCCGGTTCAACGAAGCAAAATGGCGGAGAGAGATGGAGTGCGAGTTTACCTCTACGACAGAGGACTCTTTCTTCAATATGGAGGCCATCAACCGCAATAGGAAATTGAAAAACGCTATGGTGCCGGCAAGTGTCTCTACGCGGCTTCCGGGCAAAGACACCATTATCCCGAATAAGACTCAGGATGAGATACGCATCCTTTCAGCTGACATTGCCTTGATGAAGTCGACCCGTAATAAAGAGAACGACGCAACGGCGATATTTATCAATCAGCTTGTACCAAACTCTAACGGCAGGTTTTATAGCAATATCGTTTACACAGAGAACCACGAAGGAGAGACTACACAGACTCAGGCGTTGAGACTTCGTCGTCTCTACGAAGAATATGCAATTGATTACATTGTAATCGACGGCAAAGGCGCCGGTGCTGGTATCGTAGACCTATTGCTGGACGATGTTTATGATCCAGACACCGGTGATACATATGCCGCCCTGTCTTGCTACAACAATCCAGAGATTGCCGCCCGCTGCACAAGCGCAAATGCTGAGAAAGCGCTATGGGTAATAAACAACCAGACGGCGAAGTTCAACTCTGAGTGCGCATTCACATTACGAGAGGGATTTCGTTCTGGCAAAATTAGATTGCTGATCGGCGAAGACGAGGCAAAGGCAAACTTTATAGGACAGCGCGGGTGGGGAGCTTTGAACCCGATAGAAAAAGAAGCATTTCTATCCCCTTATGTCGAAACGACCCAGCTCGTGGATGAGCTCATAAATCTAAAATATGAAGACACAATGAACGGAGTCAAAGTGTACGAGAAATCTGGTTATCGGAAGGACCGCTACTCTTCGTTGTCGTACAACTACTGGGTTGCATGCCAGCTAGAGGAACAAGCAAGATCCAAGAAGAGATCCGATATCAACATTGACGACCTGCTCAAATGTCAGCGGCCACCAAAGATTAAGCAAAGGAGGTGAGGAACACGAGCGATAAAATTATTATTGAAGATGTAGAGCCGGCACAGAAAACGCAGCAGTTTTCCGTTGACTCGTTTAGAATGCCTGAGCGGTTCAAGCTGCTGAACCACCTGATTATGCAGGACTTGAACAACCGACCAATTAGCCCGACTTTCCGTAAATACACAAAGGAAGAGATTCTCGAGTTCCTGCGTAACCCCGCCAAGAACGAGAGGAAGCTCCGCGAGGCATGTATCAATGTATACGCTTTTAGCCCACACTTCCGGAGGTTAATTCAGTATTTTACCATGTTAACGGACTGGGCGTATGTTGTAGTCCCGTTCGCAATCGACGTGTCCAAGCTAAAACGCAAGACGGCACTCAGCAGCTATAACAGAGTTCTTAAGCTAATGGAGCTGTTCAATCCGAAGTCGCAGTTCCCAAGAATACTACGTGTGTGTTTGCGTGAGGATGTGTTCTATGGAACAATTCACGAGGTTGGTGATAATGTTACTATTCAGCGACTGCCGTCTGACTATTGCAAGATCTCATCTATTGAGGGCAACGTGTATAACGTTTCGTTCGATTTTTCTTACTTTGACGCCAATCAGGACAAGCTCCCATTTTATCCAGCCGAGTTTAGTTCCAAGTATAAGCGGTACAAGAAAGACAGGATGCGCTGGATTGAGCTGGACTCTCCGACCTCTTTTGCTATTAAAGCATCAGATGACATTGACACATATGCCCTGCCCCCGTTTGTAGGCGTGCTTCCAGAGTTATACGACCTTGACGATTACAAGGCTCTGAAGCTAACGCGTACTGAACTGGAGAATTACGCCATCCTCGTAATGAAGCTGGGACTCGACAAGAACGGCAACTGGGCAATCGACCTCGACCGCGCCAGGGATTTCTGGCAGAACCTCGATAGCGTCCTCCCCGATGCCGTTGGATCTGTGCTTACACCTATGGACGTGGAAAAGATTTCCTTCGATAGGTCTACTTCCCCGGAGTCTAGTGCCGTTGCCGATGCAACGAGCACGTTTTGGGATTCGGCTGGTGTCTCTTCCCTGCTGTTCAACAACAGTAAAGCGTCCAGTAATGCACTGCTGCTGTCCATCAAAGCGGATCAGGGAATCACCTTCGGCATTGTTAAGAACATCGGCGACATGGTGAATAGATATATCCAGTCTAAGAGCTACGGCCGCAATTTCAAGGTGAACTTCCTTGACGTCTCCCCGTATAACCGGGACGAGGTTGGAGGACAGTACCTGAAGATGTGTAACGTGGGCATGCCGATGGTGTCTTATCTCGCAGCTGCTTACGGCTTACCGCAGGCCGATATGGACAACCTGAATTACCTTGAGGACGACATGCTCCAAATCAAGGAGCGCTTCATGCCATTACGGTCAACTAACACAATGAGTTCCGACACCAGTGGGGACGCTGGGCGTCCGACCGAGGAACTCGGCGAGGTAAGCGATGACGGAGAAGTAACGCAAGAAAGGGATGAAGGAGAATGACCGACGGCTTGCCGTTCATTTATGTTTGCACGGTGCAAGACCGTGAGAAAATGCTAGAGCTTGGCTATAAGCTACTGGCTGGAAATGAAAAAACATCATTTTGGGTGTTCAAGGCAGACGATAGCATCAAAGCTGATCTTGATTTTGAAATCGGCACGTATGCCTATGGCAACACCCTGGTGTTTTAATATAGATGCTGCAATGCAGCTATTCTGTGGTAAGGAGGTGATTAAGCGATTTGGAAAAGAACATAAAACTTGTGTTTAATTCTAACCTGACAGACATCGTTGAATGCAACGACTCGTTCGACTCCGGCGTTCTTTACATTGCCTATCACGGCGACAACCGCAACGGTTCGTCTATTAGCAAAGAAGTCTTTGAGAAGTGCGCTCACACGATGTACGACGTTCCTGTAGTTGCTCACTACATTCGGGACGATGACATCATCGGCGGGCATGACGCAGAGATCGTCCGTAAGGATGGGCGTCCAACTTTGGTCAACATGACTCACCCCGTCGGCGTAGTACCTGAATCCGCCAACTACTGGTGGGAAACCGTTGAGGAAGAGGACGGAACTGAACACGAATACTTATGCACCAATGTTCTCTTATGGAAGCGCCAAGAGGCTTACTCCACAATTAAGGAGAACGGCGTGACGTCCGAGTCGATGGAAATCTCTGTCAAGTCTGGCAAGATGGACGGAGGCGTGTACGTCATTGAGGACTTCCAGTTCTTGGCGTTCTGCTTGCTAGGTAACTGTGAGCCATGTTTCGAATCTGCATCTCTTGCCACATTTAGCAGTGATTCTTTCGTAGCAGAATTCCGTTCAATGCTGGAAGATCTGCCTAGCGCGACAAGAAAATTCAAGGAAGAGGTGAGCAACAAGGAAATGAACAGGAAACTAAAACTGATGGAACAGTATGGTCTCACTCTCGATGACCTCGACTTTGAGCTGTCTGAGTTCACCGTGAATGAGCTTAAGGAGAAGTTCGAAGCCATTAAGAAGAGTTTTGACAATGATCATGATGGATCCGAAGGCGGCAATGAAACTGCCGAGCCCGAGACCGTCGAAGATCACACTGCCGAGGGTAGCGGTTCTAATGAGTCTTTCGCCGGCGACAGCGATGCGTCAACCACTGGAGGCGGCAATGAATCGGAAACCAATTCTGAGGAAGATGACGAAGGCGCAGAAAATGAAGAAGACGACGAAGGCGGCCAAGTTCCCAAGCGCGTAGGATTCGCTCTGGCGTCCCAGCTGCGTGACGAGCTCCGCCGTGCGCTTCAGAAGGAAACCTATATTGACGACTGGGGTGACGAGTGCTGGCACTTCTGGATGGTCGATTATGATGTTGACCAGAAGCTTGTCTACTGCGAGGACGCCAAGTGCGGCTGGATTCTGGTTCGCATGAATTGGGACTACGACGGCGATTCTGTCGTTGTCGATTTCAATAGTGCCGCCCGTGTAAAGGTTGCCTACGTTGACTACGTAGAGGGCACCGCTCAGACTGAGCAGATTGGTGAGGCCATGCAGGAGTTTGCCAAGGCGCGGGTTGCTACCATCACCAATAAGTTCAGCGCCGAGAAGAAGGCAATAGAGTCCGAGCTCGAGACCCTGCGCGCCTTTAAGTCTGATGCCGATAAGGCTAAGCGAGCCGCCGACGAGGAGGAGCTCTTTGCGCAGTTCGCGGATCTGAATGGTGTGGCTGAGTTCGATTCTCTGCGTGCTGATTGCGCAACCATGGACCTTAGCTCCATCGAAGAAAAGTGCTTCGCTATCCGTGGCAGACAGGTGAATTACTCTGTCAAGCCCAAGCAGAAGCATAACACCGTCCTGCCTGTTGGCGATGGCGGCTGCACCGAGGACGAGCCTTATGGTGGCGTCTTCGAAAAGTACCGCAAGCTGCGGTAAATATATTACCTAACCGCACTAACCGTGCGGCATTTTTATTTTTAAGGAGGAAAAACACAATGGCTTATACTGTGTTCCGTTGCGATAATATGCCCGGCATCGATAACCGTGCTTTCATTGCCTCCGTCTTGGTTCAGGACGCTAAGGGCAAGAACATTGAAGTCGAGAACGGCGCTATCGTTGAGGTTGGCGCTCTGGTTCCCGGCCAGCACGACCTGTACACTGCCAAGCTGGCAACTTCCAGTTCTGATATTGCGAAGTGCGCAGTCCTTGGCACCCCCGAGGTTATTTACACCGATTATGTCACCGAGAGGAATCTGGATGCCTTTAAAAATGAGGCTGGCGTTCCCGCTGCTGCTTACCTGCTGAAGGATGGTGGCGTCTTCTCCGTGACCAAGGAAGGCTTTGTTGGCGGCACCGCTCCGTCTGAGGCTGGCGGCACCGTTGGTCTGGGCGCCGATGGCAAGATCGACGCTTCTGGTTCTGGCCTTGGTGAGGTTCTGGCGATTGATGTCGTTGGCCGCTACACCTATTACGCCATCCGCCTGTAATAGAAAGGAGTGTGAAAAACATGGGAAAGAACAATGTTGATATGAATCTTGTTAAGCTGGCCGTCGATACCTACAAGGGCCATCCCGAGAAGTATTCCGTGCAGGAGTCTCTGGACACCCTGTACAATGCTATTGTTGACATCAACGGTGGCACCAAGTTTGGTTATAAGGAGATGCGCGATGCGCAGTATAACGGCCTGTTCGCTCTGGTCGAGGAGATTCTGCCCCGCACCATTGTTGAGGGTCTGACGGAGGATGACTTCTTCATGCGTCTGGTTGACTTCCGCAACGTCGCCGAGGGCGACGAGGGCACTTTCGAAGTCGAAGACGTTGACTGGTTCGAGATTTCTGAGGTCGCTCATGGCTCCCGCGGTCTGCGTCGCCAGCGCCTGGGTGGCAAGGATATTGTGACCGTGCCTACCAAGCTGCATGGCGTTCGTATTTACGAGCCTCTGCGTCGGCTGCTGGCCAAGCGGACTGACTTCAATCAGTTCATCACCCGCGTCAGTGAGTCCTATCGTCAGAATATTCTGAACGATATTTACACCTTCTACGCTGGTCTGACTGACGAGCAGCTAGGCGGCACCTATTACTCTACCGCCGGTTCCTATGATGAAGCAGCGACTCTGGAGATGGTTGAGCATGTTGAGGCCGCCTCTGGTAAGTCCCCCATTATCATGGGTACCGCTAAGGCTCTGCGCAACCTGGCTCCTGCTATTCAGGGCGTTGAGTCCAAGTCCGATCTGTACAACCTGGGCTTAGAACTGTGTGCGTAATGCACGCCGTATAGGTCCCGTTCCGGGCAACTGGTTCGAAAAAATATCTATTGAATTGCTGGAAAACACTAAAGTCATATGTGCTACAGCGTGGCGGCGAACAGCCGCGAGCGCGAACGCGACGAAAGTAGAAAAAAACATATGAATGGCATATGGTTAAATCCTAAGTGCTGTAACAATGGGCAATCAGCAGCGAAGCTCCGAATAGGAGAACGTTCGACGGTCATCCCGCAAGGGAGTAGGACGCAAGCGCGTCCGAAGTGGTAGACCCCTATATGATAGGGTGAAGATATGACCTCTTCTCTATTGAAAGATAGAGGGTGCTTTGCACCGGCTGGGTTTAGCGGACCCCATAATTGGTTGTTAATTATATTGAAAAGAAGGGATAGCTTGAAAGAAACCGAAGACTTAACTGGTAGAAGATTTGGAAATCTTACAGTTATTGAACGATCCGATGATTATATTCAGCCGAATGGTAGACGCCGAGCGAGATGGCTTTGCTTATGCGACTGTGGAAATACAAAAACAATTATCGGAGAGAGCTTACGCGGGGGTAAAACTCTGTCATGTGGTTGCCTACAGAAAAAGAGAGCGGCGGAGTCCAGGACGAAGCATGGCGACACAGACTCTAGACTATACAATGTCTGGTGCGCTATGAAGCGCCGTTGCAATAACAGTTCCGTTCCAGAATATAAAAATTACGGCGGCCGCGGGATTAAAGTTTGCGATGAGTGGAATGCAGATTATAGCGCATTTAAAGGTTGGGCGTATGCTTCTGGGTACGATCCAAAACTTCCTCGCGGGCAATGCACTATTGATCGTATAGATGTTAATGGAGATTACGAGCCGAGTAATTGCAGGTGGGTTACGCAGAAACAGCAAATGAATAATGTTCGCCACAACGTCCACATCGAGCATAACGGAGAAACACACACGCCGTCTGAATGGGCAGAAATGTATGGTATGAATTATTCCACGTTCAAAAATCGCATACTTCAATACGGATACACATTCGACGAGGCGGTGTCATTACGTCCACACCAAAAACGCATAACAACCAATTAAAAGCTAAAGAATAAGATTACGGCAAATTCTACGGGTACGATGTCGTGAAGCTGCCTCAGCGTCACAAGATCGGTACCAACAACTTCATCTTTAACGATGACCTGCACATCATCGGCGCCGACGACAAGCCCATCAAGTTTGTGTACGAGGGTAACAGCATTATCAAGCTGACCGACGCTATGGATAATGCGGACATGACCCAGGAGTTAAGAACACAACTGGCAAACGAGCCGCTAGTTGCTTGAATTCATAGCTCCCGTTCACAGTAATGTGTTCGAAAAATAACCTATTGAATTGCTGGAAAACCCTAAAGCTATTCAAACCACAACGTAAGGATGAAATGCCTAAGCGTGATGGTTACGAAAGTAGAAAAAATTGAATAGATAGCGCATGGTTAAACCCTAAACGCTGATAACGCACGACCGTCCGGCCGTGTTTTTTTAATGGGCAATCAGCAGCGAAGCCCCGAACAGGGGAACGTTCAACGATCATCCCGTAAGGGAGTAGGGCGTAAGCGCGTCCGAAGTGGTAGGTTTCCCATTTCGGTGGGAAAAAGATATGATCTGCGCCTTATGGAAACATAAGGGAGGTACGTCAAGTACCCTACACGGTGTAGCGAGCCGATGAACTTACTGAGTGTGACAGCGGGACAGGGAGTAGCTACCTTTCCATGTTACTGGTAATAGCATGGATTACCGCTGTCGTACATACACCAACTTTTTACCAGAAAGGGGGTGCAACGATGATCAGGTCTTTTAAAATCAGGATATACCCAACAAAAGAGCAAGAACAAAAGATGTGGGAACATATTGGCGCTTGCCGATTTCTTTGGAATTGGATGATTGACAGGCAACACGAGCGATATGCACAAAATGAAAAACATTTGTCTGCGTTTGATATGATTCGCCTTATTACACCCTTGAAAAATGATGGTGTAAATGGATGGCTATATGATATTTCAAATGCAACGCTTCAAACGGTATGTAGAGATTTAAGCAAAGCATACGAGCTATTTTTCAGGAAGGTTGCCCGATATCCCAAGTATAAAACCAAGAAAAAGACACGCAGTAGTTTTCCGGCAAGAGCAGACGCCCTATTCTTCGTCGACGACAAATTAGTCAACATTGAAAAGGTAGGGCATGTTCGTTATAAAACTGACTTCAATTTTCCCATTGGAAAGAAAGTGACTAAGTTTACAAACCCACGAGTCAAATATGTTCTTGGTAAATGGATGCTATGTTTTGGAACGGAGTGCGAGAACCAAGCGCCTTGTGAATTATCGAACAAGCGAATGGGTATAGATCTTGGAGTAAAAGAACTGGCGGTAGTAGCATTCGAAGACGAGAGCTATGTCTTTCATAATATTAACAAGTCTAAAAAGATGCGAGAGCTCGAGAAGGAAATCAAGCGTGTCTCTCGGCGGATATCAAGAAAATATGAAGCCAATAAGGTTGGCGATGTATATATTAAGACTAACAATATTAAGCGAGAGGAAGACAAGCTACGCAAACTATACATGAAGCAATCAAACATAAGACAGAATCACATTCACCAAATCACACATTTATTAGTGTCCCGCCTTCCGTGTAAAGTTGTGATGGAGGACCTGAACGTTGTTGGCTTAATGAAAAATAGGCACATCAGCAAGCGCGTTCAGGAACAATGCTTCTTTGAGTTTCGGAGACAGATGGAGTATAAATGTGAATGGTACGGCATTGAGATAGTATTTGCAAACCGCTTCTTCCCGAGTAGTAAAACTTGCTCTGGATGCGGTACTGTCAAACACGACTTAAAGTTGAAAGACAGAGAGTATCAGTGCCCACACTGTGGTCTTATTATCGATCGCGATTATAATGCTGCTATTAACCTTATGAAGTATATAGCTTAGTAACACAAGCTATAGCTTTGAGGTGTCGTTGCACCTATATGCTGCGGAGGGATATACAAACCGGAGTAGCTTTGGCAAAACGGATCCCGGCGAAACAGTAAGTTCTAATGTAGAACACAACGGACGAATTCTATGATGCCTACGGTATGGGCTATGCCTCTGCTAACCAGGGCGGCCATGCTCGTATTCTGCTGTCCTAATTCATACACTGTTAATCAATCAAGAATGAAAGGAAAATTTTATGGCAACAACTTCTACTAGAGGTCGTCGCTCTTCAATGAAAGCAAAAACTGCACAGGAGTCTGCACCGGCAACCGCCCCTGCAACCGAGGCTCCTGTGCGGAGCGCTAAGAAGGCTGTCAAGCCGCGCGTTCGTAAGAGTCTCGACCCAAATATGTACGTGCCCGTGAAGAATGGTTTTCATGGGCGTTTGATTTTCCGTGACAAGGTCACCGGCGAGCAGTATGAATGGTCTGAGTTCGGCGACGAGATCGACCTGACTTTGAACACCCTCCAGAAAGCACGTAGCGGCCAGCGTAGGTTCTTCGAGGACAACTGGTTTCTCATCGATGACCCCGAGGTTATTGAGTTTCTGAATGTTGGCCAGTACTACAAGAACGCTCTGAACTTTGACGAGTTTGAATCCATTTTCGACCTCGGTAAGGACGAGCTCATTCAGAAGGTGCAGGCTCTGTCAGACGGTCAGAAGCGTGGTGTTATCTACATCGCTAAGCAGAAGATCGAGTCCGGCGTGCTCTACGACCTGAACGTCATCAAAGCTCTGGAGGAAACCCTCGACGTTGACCTCATCGAGAAGTGAGGTGAGTGCCAATGGGACTCAAGTACGACACCATCATTAACGCTTTCTTGCTGAAAATCACCTCGTATGATTACGTCAACATAGATGAGGAAGATTTTTACAATCAAGTTCATGTGTTCCTGCGCGGAGCCTGCTCCGATTTTGAGCATGTGTTCCGCCCACGCACCGGCTTCTCTTTTTCCGACCGAGACGATGAGGAGCGGTGCTTCAACTGGGAACTTCCGCTCACCGTTAAAACGGCCACTCGCAACGATCTCATCACTGAGGATGAGGTCGTTGACATCGTGTCAGAGGGCATGGTGATCCGGTGGCTAAAGAGCTTCTTGTATTCCGGTGACAGTCTCGATCTCGGCAACTTCCTGCAGACCAAGGACTTTAGCCCCTACTCCCCTTCCAACTTTCTAACAAGTTTACGCGGTCTATATGATGAGACGCGGGCAACCTACCGCAACCTTATCAACGATTTCTCCTATAAGCATGGAGAGCTGCGTGAGCTTCACATGTAAGGGGGCGGTTCAAATGTTTTCAAATGAAACACTCGCCCTATACTTTGACAACTTGATCGGGCGGGTATACAAGATTCTGCCGTTAAAGGAAGCAAACGAGAGCACACTGGCGGAGTACCTTGACAGCCTCGCGTTCGAGATGACCGGGCTGGAACTTCTGACAAGCCTTGCTGACCAAACATACTACACCAGCATCCTCGCCACTATCTCATATTTTGCAAAATGCATCGATGACTGCGACGTGGTAAAGGTGAAGCGCGAGGTGTTCCGCATGATAAACCTGTGTAAGAGATTGCGCGGATATTACCGAGGCGGTGGTTACAATGCGGGTGCTTGACATGTACAAGCGTAGGCTGGGTCTGCGCGATGACACTGCCCGTGACCGCTGGCTCCATAACACTCAGGCGTGGATTAACAAGAAGCTCCCACGCTCTCTATCCTATCATACCGCTATCATTGACGGCGAGGAGCGCAAGTGCGCTATACTCAGCACGCAGAACGACAAGGAGAAGAAGATTTGCTCCATGCCAGGCGAGGCGCTCGTCTGCGGCACCTACGTGGAGTGGATGGACAACGTCTGGTTGATTACTCAGCTGAACGCCCCTAACGAGGTGTATCAGACCGCTCTCATGACGCAGTGCAACTACCTGCTGAAATGGGTGAACGACAAAGGTGAAATTATCTCCCGTTGGTCGATTGCGGTGGACGGCACGAAGTACCTGACCGGCGAGTTTTACCAGCCGTACATGACGGTCGGTGATTCCCGCATGCAGCTGACCATCCCTCGGGACGATGAGACAGTTCTTTTAAACCGAGGGGTTCGTTTTCTTATTGACGACCCTGACGCGACTCAGCCGCAGGCTTATGAATTGTCAAAGATCAACCGCGCCGGTAATGTTTACAATGGCCATGGTGTTTTCATCCATATGCTGACGGAGAGTAACTTCAACCCGAAGACGGATAATCCCGAGTTGATGATTGCGGATTATTACACGCGGATCGGCAAGTTTGCAGTCCGGATCAACAACGCCACGGAGGATATACGTCTATCCGCCGGTGATAGCTTCCAGATTGATGCGTGCGTGCTACGGGACAACCTCCCATACAGTGATGCCACGCTCACTTACGAGTCCTCCAACCCAGAGTTTGCAACGGTTGATGAGGCCGGGCTTGTGACGGCGGTGTCCGAGGGCACTGTCATAATCACCGTATCCTATCTGACTTACAGCCAGAGTTTGGCTGTGACCGTCAATGGAGAGACTACCGAGTCTCAGCCGTACATTTCACTGTCCATTCCAGACGGCGTGGATAGCATCAGCGTCGGAGCCACCATTGAGGCGGTTGCCGTGCTGTATAAAGACGGCGTGGCACAAGACGGCACCGAGTTCGCAGCGGAAGTTGACTGTGCTTCAACTGTCGCTACGGTGACATGTGTAGATGGCGATATTGCTATTGTGGCCGGTAGAGACCGGCGCAACATTGGCAAGTCATTTACGCTAACTGTTACGTCTGGGGACGTGAGCACTTCTAAATCCTTTAAGGTTAGGGGGTGGACGTAATGGGACTCCTCTTCCCTATTCGTGAGTACAAGGATAAGGTGCTTGAGAAGATTCTTTCCTCACAGGAAATTGTTGACCTTATTGACGATGATGAATGCAAGACCGCCCCGGCGGTTGGTTTGCTTTATAAAAAGGTCTTCCCTTATGCCTTCATCCCTCCCACCGTTGACGAGGCAGAGACATACGTCTGCATCGAGGCTAACGTGGCCAATACAAAGTCTGACACCGTGTGCGACATCGAACTCATCATTCATGTTATGTCACACATCTCTATTATGCAGACAGACTTCGGCACCCGCGTTGATGCCCTCGCCGACGCCATTGACGACCTGCTAAACCACAGCAGAGACTTCGGAATTGGAAAGGTCACCCCCGCCGACCGCTACCCTACAAGCTGGTCGCTACCGAACTATAATTATGTGTGCCGCAAGGTGACCTACCTTATCAAAGATTTCAATTTCCGCTACGGGGCTGGTGATTACGTGTGACACCATTCTCATTGTTGGAATTGAATTCACCTAGTTCACTCTATGTTGCTGGCGTAGGGCACATCCGATGCCCAACCATCGGTGAGGTGGTTGCGTTGCGTGAACTGAATGGCGGGACGCGAAGCGGTGAGGACACGTACAACCTGTACCTTGACGCTTTCATCAGGACGCGAGCGCAGTTTCTCGAAGTTATCAGTGAGAACTTCACCGAGGAGCAATTAAAGGAACTCGACACCATCCCGCTGTTTCACCTCTACCTGTCGTTCACTGAAACACGCGAACTGCTCAGATCGGCCGTCCAGTTCTTCTTTGACGAAGAGGCGGTTGTCGATTTGGATTCTGCTAGTGTATTGCTAGTCAACGGGAGTGCTGAGCCCGATGATAAGATGCGGATTGTCGGGGCGATCAACGTGGATAACTTCAATGATGTCAAAAACTTAATTCTGCAGCGCAACTATGTTACGCCGCCCGCTAACCCGGACGGGAAGCGGCGCAGTAAAAAGATGATGGAGTTTGATGCAAGAATTGAAGCAGGGCGAAAAAAATCAACCAAGTTCAAGCAGAACCAGATTGCCATGCAGCTCGGGAATCTTGTTTCCAAGGTGGCGTCCAGTTCTGCTTTTACCATATCAGAAGTGTACAACATGACAGTTTACCAGTTGTACAACTACTTCTTTGAAATCAACACCTCCGTACAAATAAACGCTGCCCTAACGAGGTGGTGTGTATGGGGGAAAGAAAAATTTGATTTCTCTCAGTGGTACAAGATCACTAACGAGAAATAACCGCCGCCTCTGAGGCGGCTATTCTTTTTTTTTTAGGAGGAAAAGTTTATGCCTGGAATCGTAACCCAGATGGCGAACCGTGAGGTTTGCAACCTTGTTTTTGTGGACTTCAAGACCAAGAAGCCCTTCCTTGATGTGGACTACGCCAATGTTACCTCAACCGAGATGACTGGCGAGACCAACTATGCTTATGGTGGTTGGGGCCACCCCCAGCGCATTGCCTTCAACGGCAACCGTGAGGGCACCCTTACCATCGAGACCCAGATTACTCCCTTTAAGCTGTACTCTCTGATCACCGGCGGTGCTATTGAGTCTGGTGCTAATTGGCTGAAGCGCGAGGTGATTACTGCTACCGAGGCCGGTAAGCTGACTATTGCTGACAAGACTGTTACCACTGTCAGTGTTATGGCTCTGGACGATGGTGATGGTAATCCCATTGACGGTACTGCCGCTGATGGTACTGTCACCGCTGCTGATGTCGCTGTTGGCAAGCGCTACGCCTGCTACTATGCGGTTACCCTGGATGACGCTAAGAAGATTTCCATCAAGTCCACCACCTTCCCCAGCTACTTCACTGTGTACGCTGAGACCAAGGATAAGATGGAGGATGGTACCGACGCGCTGTATCGCATGATTGCCTATAAGTGCAACCCCCAGACCGACTTCTCTCTGGAGTTCTCTAACGAGGGCGATCCTGCTACTCTGACCATCACCTGCGATCTGCTGGCCGACTCCAACAACAACATTCTGGATCTGATTCTTGCCGACGAGTAATAGCACCCAGAATTACAACTAAAAAATAGCCTTCGAGGGCGTGGTGAAAAACAGCCCACGCCCTCATTTTTTACACGTGACTAAGGAGGTGGAATTATGCGTGTGCTAGCTCTCGATCAGTCCACCTCTGTCACTGGCTATGCCGTGATCGAGGATGGGCAGTACATACAATCTGGCACTATTGATATGCGGCGGAATCATGACGCAGGTAGCCGTCTGAAAAACATGATGCTACTGATTGGCCAGCTTATCAACTCTAAGCGTGTCGACAAAGTAGTATTTGAAGATGTCCAGCAGCAAACAAATTCAGCCACGTATAAGCTGTTATCGCAGCTACAGGGTGCTATTATCTATTACTGCTATACGAACGACCTGGGTTTCACAATCCTAACATCCAGCGCGTGGCGTAAAATTTTAAAGTTCGAACAGGGCAAGCGTGTACTGCGCAGGCGCTTAAAGGAGCAGTCCATTGAATATGTGAAAGAACACTGCGGTAAAGAAGTATCCGACGATGAGGCTGATGCGATTTGCATTGGCTTCGCTGCAATCGAAGATAACCGAATTTGAAAGTGAGGGAAATTATGTCAAAGAAGAATGATAACACTAGAGTCTCTGTTAATTCCTTTGAAAAATATTACAAGACTTTTGACAACGGCACCCATGAGGTGGAGCTCAGCAAAGACGCATGTAAGCTTGTATTTCACGTACGTCCCTGCGTAAACCTGACCGAGCTTGGGTCAGCATGTATGACCATCGCTGAGTCCTGCTTTAAAGACAAGCAGTACAGAGCCTGGTTCCGCGAGTACGCGACCCGCCGTACTGTAATTGATACGTACACGGATATTAGGATGCCAGAGGATGTGAACCGGGCGTTCGACTTCATCATGGGCACAGACGTGTACGAGGGCGTAGTTTCAAACATTGACGAAGACCAGTACACCATGCTGATCACCGCCGTTGACGAGCAGATCGACGCTCTGATCGAACAGTACAACAGCTCCCGTGAACAGGAGCTAGACGAGGCATTGACAATGTTACGGATTGTCGCCCAGAAGTACAACGAGCTCATTGTACTGTGCAATGAGATCGCCGGTGACGAAATCAAAGGATTGGCAGCCAGACTTCAGGAGAGCGCAAAGGACGTGACCGATGAGGTGGCCGCCGTTCGTGAGAAAGTAAATATGGCGCAGGCAGCAGCCGCACCACAAGGCGAGTGATTATGTGAAAGTTTTTGAGAACATGGCGGCCTTGGAGGCTTACATCCTAGACCAAGTCAAGGACTGCCTATACAACGAAATCGGTGATGAAGCAGAACATGCCATTCAGCGTCATATAGAGTCGGACGTATACGATGCATACTCCCCTACGCAATACGAGCGTAGGGGTTTACTGCGTTCTGGCAGGAATCTGGACCGCTTTCCAAACGGATTTACCTTGACCATCCTTGACAATACCCCAGGCAATACTCCAATCGGAAAAGGATACCGCCCGACCGGGACGGATCTGTCCGAGATTATCAGTACTGGTGCTCAGGGACATGGTTACGGTAGGTGGCGCGGGGCGTTCGCTCGTCCATATATGAAAAACGCCGAGAAGGAAGTGGCGGCTCAGGTTGGTCCGCTCATCCAGAAAAGATTTAGTTAAGAGAGAGGTGATGAAATGGCTGAGGATATTGGCGTAAAGATAAAATTGTTGCCAACTATTGAGCTTACTGACGTGCAGGATGCCGTTGACAAGATAGGCGGTAACGTGAAACTCAATATCAAGGACGTCGCCATCGACGGGAAGTCTCTGAATGATATCAGCAGTGCGATAGAGAAAGCAGCAGAGGCCGCCAAACCAAAAATTCAATTTGACATAGATAAGAAGAGCGTCGGCGAAGTCACTTCCGTTATGGATTCTATTCGGGAAGTGTTTAAGAACAGATCTATTTCTGGGGGCAACCTCGAACGCGCTATGAAAGATGTCGGGGGCACGGCAAGCGCCACCCTAAAAACAATAGCAAGTGTTCGCTCATCTATTGACAATGCCGGAAAGCTCAACGTATCAGTTGTTGGTACAGACTCACTGCAAAGGGCCGTCACGCTTTCCGTGAAATATGATACCGTTCAGGGGGAGATGATCAAACGATCTGTTAGTCTGAACGACAGTTTCAAAGACAGAGCAAACGCCTTTAAAGCCATTGAAAAAGCCTATGGAGATCTTCACAAGGCTGAGAAAAAGCTTGGCGATGCAAGACGAACTGGCAAAGAGCAAAGCGAGATTGATGTCTTAAGAGGTCAAAGCTATTCTAGGTATAAAGAGCTAAAGCAGGCTAGAGGTGATTTTGAGGCAAAGTTCGGCGCGTATAATGCGGACGAACGGAAGATGATAGAGCGGCTACGTGGAATGCGTAGTGAGCAGTCTTCATTACTTCGGGAGCAGATACTCAACAAGCAAAGGAGCTCGTTGGACAAGGACAGAGCAAGCGGCGTCGAGAAGACGGCGAGACAATACAGAGAGGTCGCCGACATTCAAGCAAAGCTTTATGAAGCAAGGCGGAATGGGGATACGAGCTTTGCGTCTTCGCTAGAGAAAGACTTGTCTGAGGCGACCGCCGAGGCAGGAAGACTTCGAGACGCGTTAGGCGCTGTCGACAAATCCGAGCAGAAGATACTTGACGATGCGGAAGACAAGTTGTGGAAGACAATTGATAAGCAGAATGACAGCCTTAGGAAGGCCAGCGAATCAGACAGAGCAGGCGACATCGAGAAGACCGCACGGCAGTACAAAGAAGTTGCCGAAATCCAGTCTAAGCTTTACGAAGCAAGGCGGAACGGAAATACTAGCCTTGCGTCTTCAATGGAGGAAGACCTGTCTAAGGCAACTTCTGAGGCCGGTCGCCTGCGAGATGCACTTGGGGCTGTCAGCGAGTCAGAACAAGCCATACTTGACGATGCGGAAGACAAGTTGTGGAAGACAATTGATAAGCAGAATGACAGCCTTAGGAAGGCCAGCGAATCAGACAGAGCAGGCGACATCGAGAAGACCGCACGGCAGTATGAAGAAGTAAATAAGCTGAAAAGCGCGGCTTTTACCGCATATAATAAAGGTGATATGCCACGCTACGACACTCTAACGAGCCGGATGAAAGAGGCTGCAGAGGCAGCCGTATCATACGAGAAAAGCCTTGGTTCACTGAGCGCAGAAGAGCAGAAAAGAATTGACATTTCTAAAGATGCTATTAGGCAGACGGCCCAAGATCAAAAAGATTATCGAGCAAACAAGTCACGTATTGACGATGAGGCTAAAAGAGTATCGGACCTCAGCGACATTGACAGCTTGTACAGAAGGGCCGCTGACTCTGCCAGGGACTATTTTAAGGCAATAAAAAACGGAGAACATAATGAGGCAGATAGGCTAAGATCAATTGTTCGAGACGAGTACGCCAACGCCGAAGCTCGCGCTGCTTTCTTTAAGAACCCTACCGAGCTTGAAGCCCAGGAAATAGCTAACTCTCGATCCAGGTTCTCTGATGTGGTTGAACGAGAACAAACCCGCAGGGCCGACGCCGCTGATGCGGCTGCTGAGGCAGAACAAATACAAAGAAGAAAACAGTGGCTAAAGGATCTTGCTACCGAATATGCGTCCATGGCGAAAGCGCAGGAAGGTATTTACAACGCCAAGAAAACCGGAGACCAAAATGCATTAAAGTCATTCTCTGAGCAGTACGAAAAAAGTGCAGCTACAGTAAATCACCTTACACAGAGTTTGGGAAAGCTGTCGGAAGAAGAGGAGCGCCAGGTAAAAGCGGCCGAGCAGCCTTATTGGAATGTACTTGAAAAGCAAACTGGTCAGGATGTCCTAGATAAGCGGGCCAGTGATCTCAAGAAAATTACAGGGATATACGAGGAGCTCGCTAGTGTTCAAAAAC